AGCGATTCTAGAAATTGCTTCGCATTAAAAATTCTAAATTTATCAGAGATAATAGCAGCCATTGGTTTTTCGTTCCGACGTGATTTGTGCCAAAGTTATTTATATTTATGTGTTTATTTAGGTGATTTCAAAAGGAATGATTTCCTTTCCAATATTAGAAACAACAGCACCTCCATTTACTGTAATAGCTAGATTATTAGAACTTCTATCTTTTATCGAGTTTCCTTGACATGTTAGTAAAGATGTTCCAGAAATGTTTGTTATTTGAGATGGAAGAGTAAAGTTTGTATTAGAATACAACGAAGTTCCTTTTACAACACGCAAACTGTTAATTCTTCCAGAAATAAAGGAACTGGCAGTCCAAGAAGATCCAATTCTGAATGGTTTAGAAGCATAGTTGTTAGTATCGGTGTATGTTGATGTGGTAGTTACAGTTCCGTTAATAGCAACTCTTGTAATTCCAGAAGATCTATATATGGCAACATGGTTGTCTTGAGATGTGCTACACGTATTTGAAGATGTAATCCTATAAGATCCATTAACAAACACCCTGATATTTCCAGAAGAATTCATTTCAACATAAATTGAAACATCTGTTGATGTAGTTCTTTGATCTATCAAAACTTGCGTTCCGCTAAGAGCATTTGGTCTCCAATAAAATTCTATGGTAAAATCTCCAGTTCCATAATTGAAAGCACTATTTGAAGCAATATTTAAGTAACCAGTTCCATCAAAATTTACAGAGTTTCCAATAAGAGAAGTTGATCCCCTTACCGATGTGCAACCAGTAAATGATGTAGAAGTCTTACCAGTATATTGAATAAGACCACCCGATCCAGTAAATAGATAACCACTTGTTGGGAAGAATGTGGTTGTTGGGACCTCAATAGTGGATGCTATAGATCCAGTTGAGAATGGAACTACCACAGGATTTTGAATAGATGGATTGCCTAAAATAAAATACTCATTTGATTTAGTATAATTAGACTTAGATTTTTCAATAAAATCATTTAATGTCAATCCAGAATAATAAAGACTAATCTGTTCAATAGTAATTCCAGAAACATCAGCAGTTCCATCACTATATCCAGCATAATTCCAACTTCCAATTGTTGGTCCAGCTTTATCTACATCATAATTTCCAATAAATTCAGAAAATGTTTCAAAAATACTATTCTTTACATAAACAATTGATCCAGATCTAGTTACAACTCCATAATCATCTTCTATATTAACACTACCAGTTCTTGTGGCAATCGGGTCAGATATAAAGATAGATTCTTCGTATCTATCTACTACTCCAGAAGGTGGCGGTGTAATAGTTAATTCTGTTTTTAATAAGTAAGACGAAATTTGTGATGTTACAGATTGAATATTAGCAGAAATTTGAGAAGCATTTAATCTTATTACAAAAGAATTAATGTTGTTAAAGATAGTTTCATATGATTTTATTGTAGTAAATGTAACATTAGTGACAGATACTGCACTTGAAGTTATTTGTATCCCTAATGATATTTCTCTAGTTGATGATGATAGTGTTACAGATGGAGTAATATTTTGATATTGAGTTGTAGTAGTAGTCGCATTTGCAACTCCAAGTCCTGCTTGAATAGTAGCAGTTTGCGAATCAGACTCTATTACTACAACTCCACCAAATGCAATAGATACTGGATCTGGAATTTGACGTAAGAAAGTTCCTGCTGACCATGCTTTTGCAGTGGTATTTAATTGACCTCTCTGTACGTTAAGAAAACGATCGCTCAGTTTTCTATAGTATCTTACAATTTCATCACCTATCAGTAAATATCCATTTGATTTAAACTTCGAAGTATCTGAGATATAAACAATATTTTCAGAAATTGAAAGATCGACATCAAGATAAGCACCAGTAGCATAGTAATTAACATTTGATAGAGCATCATTTGGAATGAGATTCTCAAACGATGTAGTAATCTGTCTATTAGTCGTAACAATAGATGTAGAAATAATATCTGCAACTCTTCCAGAAATTTCGCTAATTACTTGAGTTTTATTATAGAATACATCTATTATCTCAATCTCATCTCTATTTGGAGAAACTCTATTTAAAAGTTCTATATGCTTTCTTGATAGATTTGTTCCAGTATTTCTAAGAAGTTGAATCTCAGCAGTAATAACTCTATCTGTAGAAATAGGACTATCAAAAATAATAGAAGTAAAAGAATTAACACCAGAAATTTGATTTCCTAAAACATCCACTGTCGAAGTAATTGTTAAACCAGCATGTTCAACATATGGACTCATGCTGATATTAATCAATGATACTCCAATATCTCTTTCATTCAGAATATCATAACCTCTTGCCACAACAACTTTTGGAGCTTCTGTATATCCAGATCCTCCATCCAATAAGTCAATACTTATAACCTGTCCTTTACTTACGAGAACATTTGCTCTAGCACCACCACCATATCCATTTACTGGTATAAAATGTAAAATAGGTGGCGTATAATATTGATATGCCGTTGGTTGAGTAATTGGATTATAGCTTCTTTGATTCCATTCGAGATCTACAACTTTTCCATTTTCAATTTTTGCTACAACACTAAGACCCTCTCCTCGTGTGATACCATTGTAAGTTTCAATATCAACTGTTCCAAATAAAGAATTCGAAACCTGTTGATTATTTCTATTTTCTTTACTAATTGTTAATCCTGGAAGGCGCTTAATTTTTCTAAATCTATCTTGCCCATCAATTTTTACCAAATCATTGTTTGATAAACTAACAAATGGTTTTCTATATGATTTAGAGATTATAGTTCCAGACCATACTTGATCTAAATCTGAAAGTATCAATCTTCCATTTTCATCTTTCTCTGAAATTACTGTTGAATTTGAAATTGAAATACTTGTGTTAATATCATAAAATCCTCTTACTGCAAATTTAACATCTTTTGTATTATCAATTTGATATGATTGACCAAAAACATCAAATGATAATGTATTACTATTTGCAACTATATTTGAAATTTCACCAATCATATTATATGATCCATTAATATTTGTTTGATACGCATGAATTGGTGTTCCAATTTTATCTCCCATCCAAGCATATCTCAAGAAAGTATCTAAACCACTAGAGACCTGTAGACTTACTTTTGATTTTGAATAGTAATTATTTGGGTTGAAATCAAAAATGTTTAATACTTGTCCAATATCTCTTCCATACAGATATCTCATATCAATTTTCATTTCTTTCAATATTGGAACATTGAAAGAAATATTTGGACCAGATATTGTATATGAGAAACCTTTTCTCTGAAGAACTCCATCTAAAAATACATATAAGAAATCTGGTTCTTCAATATTTTGGACAGTAAAATCTTCAACATCCAATATTATAAATGGACCAGATTTAATATTATCGACTAGATTATAGTCAATTGTTAATCTCTTATAATTACCAACTCCAATACCAACAACTTTTTCTACTGCTGTTGGTTCTCCAATACTTTTTGCACTAAAATCTTGATCCCAAATTGGAGCTACGTCAAAAACTAGTTTATTTGGTATTACAGTTCTATCAATATAATATGAATCAAATAATGGATAAGTTTCAGTATATTTTGGTCTTTGAAGAACGGCATTAATTGTTAAAAATAGATCCTCATCTTCATCAGTAATAACTTCTTCTCCATTTTCCCAATAAAGTTCAAATATCTTATTTTCTCCATCAACATAATCTGGTAAATTTCTCACCACAGTTTTTTTGTCAAGAATATCCTTAACATTTCCATATAGAGAATCAACCGAAGAAATTACATTATCACATTCCTGCGAAGTTAGTAATGGATCATCAATAATATTATAATTTGAATATGTGAGTGTATTTGTCCAGTATCCCGATTTGTTTTGATTATTCTCTGTGATTTCTACAACTCCAGATCCATTTTCAATAATATCTTTTACGATATTAATCATAGTGTTAATGCTTGATGCAACTTCTTGGCATGTTGGAGTTATTGGATCTACCAAGATAGAATTATCAACTACTGGTAATATTGATGTATATGCGCCAGCAGAAAGTTGATTTCTCATGGCGAGTATCATCAAATCGCCAAGAGTTTCCCATGCATCTATAGCTGCAGTAGTTTCTACTGGAGTTCTATTGATCTTTGTTAATTTTTCACCATATGGATATCCGTAAAATTCATAATAGGATCTAGCAAATTCTACAACTTTTCTATTTCCACCAAACTTTAAATGATATGTAATAGCATCAATTAAGTAACCAAGATCCCTCTTACACTTTTCTTTATCTGTTGGTGGTAATGCATAATTATCATAAATGTATTCACTAATCTCTTCTTGAAGATGTGCTTTATTTTTTAAGATAAGATTTGCTGCATCATAATAAGTACCGTTGTTTATAGCACTCAAGTAAAATGTTGCTTGATCGGAAGAAGAACTAGATAAAGCATTATTTGATAATGTTATTTGCGTCGCACTATTAATAGAGATAATTCTAGTATTAGATGGGAATGCTCTTCCACAACTTATATACATTCCTATAGCTAATCTATTTGTATCAGAAACAGTTACATTCGCAGAACCAGAAGTATAATTGATTCCATTTTCTATAATGTCCCAATTTCTTATAGAAAGCGATGCGAGTTTTGTCGCATATTTAAATATATCTAAAGATTTTGTTTTATTTTTAGTGATATAATCATAATCACTATCATTTCTAAAAATACTTACATAATCAACAGTCTTTACATTTCCACCAAATCTAATATCATGTTGATATGCATCTAAAATGTATCCGATATCTCTTTGATAATCATCGAGTTTTGTACTCCAATCAAGTGTTGGATACTTATTCTTTCCATATCCAACTGCTTCCTCCACAATAAATGTTCTATTTCTTTCGATCTGATTAGCTGCATCAATCCATCTTCCGTTCTTTTGGAAAATATTTCTAATCTTTCTTAAGTATCTTGTGTTATATTGATTGTCCTTGAAAGCAAAATATTTTCCATAGAAAGTTACACCCTTGTATGTTGTAACATCATTTAAATTATTTCCCGTTCTAGTAGAACCATTTCCAAGAGGTGGTTTTGAAAAAATTATAGAATCTCCAGAAACTGTATATGCTACTCCTGGTTCTTGCAAAATTCCATCAAGAGTAATGATTAAATTATTTGCACTTGCTGGAGAAAATGGTACTCCTTTGTTTAGAACTTGAAAACTTGTTGTTCCTTGAAGTCTGCCATCAGAATCGTAATATCCATCAAATGGATCAGATAAAGTAACCTCAAATGCTCTATACTCTGTAAAATTAAACTCGGATGGCGATGCAGATCCTTCTCCTCTGCGAATCCTTTGATTCTCAACATTCTGAATTGTTTGAGTAATTGTTCTTCTTGTATTCTCAATAGTAATCTTATTTTTATTTGGATCCCATAATTGAATAATACTAAAATGAGAATTTTTATGGGTCTGTTCTGGCATTACCAATTCGCCAGATGACTCTACATCGACTTGTCCAAATAACTTGAATCCAGCTGGATGTGTTGTAGATTTAATTAAATCTCTCCACTTATCAATTGGAGTTTTTGATTTTATGACGTATGAATAATCTTGATAAAAATCACTATCTATCAACTTCTGATTAGATACGCCCAGTTTTCCTCTATCAGATGAATAATAACCAATATTATCATAAAAACTAGAAATTTCATCTTGGAAAGATGATACAAATACTGCTTTTATAATTCCAACAGCAGATGTCAATAGCGATTTAACTTCATAACCATTTCTAAAAATTCCAGATATTTTTTCCAGTTTCAAGAGATTGGATCCAGATCTCCACTCCGAAACTAAACCTCTTGCTACCTCTACATCATCAATTTTCTGAACCACCACTTCTCCTTTTTGAAAATCTCCAGAAATATTGTTTAATGAAAAAACATATTTTGAAGTAAAAGAAGACGAGATTGTTTTATCTAAATGGAACGCTCCGCCATTTTTTATAATTTTTACTCCCTGTGGAATTCCAACACTAGAACTTTCTGCATATGCAGTTATAGATCCTTCAACAATAATAATTTCTGGAGCAAAAGTATATCCTCTTCCAGGACTATCTACTGTTATCGAGAAAATGTTTCCATTTCTAGCAACTATATTAAATCGAGCTCCTACACCATCTCCATTTGTAATGATAACTTTTGGATTTACATAATTTGATCCGATATCATCTATTCTAACTCCAGTTATTGTATTTGTTTCTGTATCAAATAAAACTGTTGCTTTTGCTCTATAATTTACATTTGGATCACAACCAGATACAATAGGAACTTTTTTATAATTTAGTCCTAGATTGATAATCTTAACGGACTCAATTTCACCAACTGCAAATTGACCAGTTGTTGTATAGTTTATACTTCCAGATCCATCCCATAGTGGAGTTGAATTAACTTGATATACGAATCTATTTGGAGTTACATATGTAACTTTTTTATTTCCTTGTAGTGGATCTGTAATAATTTTAAAATATTTTCCTTCAGCATCAACGATACCATTCTTATCATAATAGTAAAAATTACTGAATTGAGTTCCTATTTTTTTGCTATAATCATTTGAAGAAATTGCTGGACCAAATCCAAACTTTACTGTTGTGAAAGAACCAGTATTACCAGGAAGAATAGTTGTAGAAGTTTTTTCGTCAGTAATTACGTTTAGATTTTTGCTTGGACTTATATCAAAGTATGTTCCAGTCAATGAAGAATGAGAAGTATCAAATTTATACCTATAAAACTCCTGTAGATTAATATCTGGATTTTCAACAAAAGTCGTATTATCTTCAGAGAATTCAAATTTGTATATAATACTCTCAACCTCATCTACATTAACAAGTTTTCTTGGGGTACTAGAATCAAAGAAACTTGTGTTTATTTGAACTACTTCTGCATTGTCTTTCTCAACTGAGTAATCAAAAATAATTGTAGCTTCTTGAGTAGTTGGATTATAAGATTTTATACGCCCAGAAAAATTTGATGTTGATAATTGAAAATTATTTGCAAAATTATATCTAGCTTTATGTAAAGATACAGTTGCTCCATCAAAATGATCTGAATCTTGAGTTCCGTCTTTTCCACGTAAAACTGTTAATGTATTATTTGAAATAGATACAACTTGAACAACCTCATTCCCAACCTTCAAAAGATCTTGGTTTGAAATTCCTATTGTAGTATCAACTACCAATTTTGTAGATCCAGAAGCAAATCCTGCGTGGTCTACAAATATTACTAATCTGGAACTTCCACTCGTTGCAGTATTTGCTCTGGATAGAGATTCATCCGAAACACTAAGATAATCAGATTTTTTATATCCAGATCCACCATCAGTTAAAACAACAGAAGAAACAACCCCAGCAGCAGAAACTACAATACTTGCTTTTGCTCCACTACCAGATCCACCAGTGAGAGAAATATTTGTATATGTTCCAGGATTGTAAAACGCACCGCCATTTAAGATCTCAAACCTACCAACACCATCGTAATTAATTTTTGATTGATATTGTGCTGTTTTAAATTTTATTTTTTGATATAATCTTTTTCTCAAGTAGTAAGTTTTAGTCTTTGTAGCATCATTTGGTAAAATATCGATATTGACTTCATCTCCTATTCCAAGATTGTGATTAGAAGAAGTTTCGATGAGAGCCACACTTTGATTCACATCAAATGGAACTAATCCGTCACTTAGAGATGTTAAACTGACAATCCTAGATCCAGATGTATTAAAGAGATTACTAGACTGAATAAAGTAGTCATCATCAATAATCCAAGTTCCAGTGAGAACTTTAATCTTCACAATATTTTGTTTTGATGTCCCTTCTAGAACTTGAGCAGTAGCAATGGGTAAATTTATACCATCGGTTAAACTTAATATTGCACCTTCTGTATATGAACTATCTTGATCTACTAATATGGAAAATGTTTTAATAGCAGCGGAAAATGTGCCAGTACCATTGAATGTTCCTATAACATTTTTCAAAACAATTGAATTATCATTAGCAACATTTCCAACAATTTCACCATATGCTCCAGATGCTGGCTGACTCAATGTATCGTTGGCAAACAAATACGCATTTTGAACTGTTGTCAATTGTACAACTCTATTCTCCTTGCAATATAGATAATTGACTGGTTTTCCTTTCACGGAAGAAACAAGTGCTTCTACTTCTTTCCCTTCTGTTCCAGAATTATCAAAATGTATTTTTGAATTAACAGAAAAATTGTCAGATGATTGCAATATAGAAACAGAATCGATTGTTCCAGACTTTACTTCCGATACTTGAGCAATAAATCCATCGCCATTTCTTGGCATTCCCTGAACAAATAGTCTTCGTACCTTCTTTGAAATATCTGCTTGATTTATGTTTGAGTTATAGTTACTATCAACTGGAAGAGAATAAAAATTCTCGCCTACAAAATATGGAAACTGTGGGATCTGATTACTATCAATTGTTAAAAAGTATGCATATGTTCCATCTGGATAATCTGGAGTAATACAAAATCTACCATTATTTTGATCTAAAGATCCACTTTTATGTACATATGAATAATCATTAACAAACGATCCAATTGGATATGAACTTAAAGATGGACCTTGAGGACGATTTCCATTCAAAGAATAACTAGATGACATTCTCACAATCGACGATTGTGGATTTAATGGATCTTGATATCCAAATGGTCCATAAATTGGATTCCCATCATATGCAAAACCGATAATAGGAGAGTGTGTTTTTGTTGATGGTTCTGCACCAGCTATATTGATATTGTCATTTAATGATACACGTAATGCTTTTGGATTACCAACATGCCCATAACCATGCTCTAAGATATTATTGTAGTTTTCAAAAACATAACCATATTCAGTATCTAATAAGTTTTCATATTTTGTAAATCTATTTTTGTTCCATTCTTTTAGATATGGTATAGCAGATGCTCCACGACCTACTGGTATTACATCTACTATAACTGTATCTTGATTATAAAAACTTCCCTCTTCTTTCATTATGAGGTCAGTTATTTTTCCATCAGTATCAACCACAGCAGTATATTCTGCTGATCTCCCTCTTCCAGCATTGTCTCTGATTCTTATAATTGGTGGAGACGAATAAAATTCACCTGGATTGTCGATAATTAAGCTGGTAATTTTTCCTTTGGTTACAACTGCCCTTATAACAGCATCTCTGCCAGAAGTAATAACAACTTCAGGAGTTCTTGGAAAAACAGTCTTTGTATCTACAATAATTTTTTCTACTACTTGACCAGATAGAACAGCACGAGCTTGATTTGGTACTCCATCTAACAAAACAAATGGTGGTTTTTCATAACCAGTTCCTTGAGTATCTACTTTAATTTCTTCTAGAATTCCAAAACGAATACTTTCTTCGTCTCTAAATCCAAAAATTGGTACTCCATTGAGAAGAATTCCAACATCTCTTTTTGGAGTTTTATAAATTTCTGTGGTCTTAATTGCAGATTTTCTAATTAACCTTAAAATCTTTTGATCTAACAGTGTTTGAGTAACTACAGAACCGTCTAAAATTTTATATGATGGATAACTAGATCCAGTAATATAGTAGTATTGCTCATCTTCAAAAATTGCAGAAACATCTGTAGATACTTCACTTAGACTAGATGCTAATGCTGGTATTGTTGGAATATTTACTGGATTATCTTGACTTAGAATCCATCTAATTTGATTCGTTCCAGATCTAACAATTTTTGGATCAGATGCCTCAAATCCAGGATTAGATACTTGTATTTCATCTCCAACCGATGAATATGGTTTGGATGATGTTGGTGTTAAATTATAAACAATACCAAGAGTTAAAAGTCTTACACCAGATCCATTTAGAATAACTGGTTTATAAACTGGTGTATCTTTTGTATGTAATACCGCAGTTGTACCTCTACTTTCAATTGTAAATTGCGTTACATTTTTGTCAGAGAATTTAATAATCTCATCATCAATCAAAATTTCTCCAGATTGATCCCATCCAATAGTAGAAAATACATTTACTCTTTTATTAATTCCACTAGATGCTTGTAAATCTTTTTCTAGTCTTGTTTTTGTAGAAACTGCAAATAATCCATTTACTGTTTCTGGAGCTAAAACAATATTCCATATTTGTTCATTATCAATCGTTCCATCAGAAAAAACGTTATCGACAGTAGCAGAAGCATAACCATATTCATCTGTTGGAGATTGAATAATTGTTTTACCAACCAATAGTTTTGGATTACCAGAAATAACTTTAACCTTTAAAGCATAAACATTAATCCAATCAGATTCTGAAGATTTGTAAGTGAAATCTCTTGGTTTATAAACACTTGGTTTGTCTTCAGAAATTAAAGTATTAAAGATGAATTTAATACTAGAATCAGTTCCTTTTGCTTTGTAGAACTTTTTAATATTTTTGATTAAAGTTCTCTTATCAATCTCTCCCTTCAGATACTTTTCTGGGAATGCACCGAGATATTGAGATTCAAAACTTTTAATCAATCCATATAAAAATAGATTGCTGATATTTAAAACTTGATCACCAGAAACATGAGGTACAGATTCTGTAGATACAAAAACACTATTTTCGTAAATATCACCAAGTTGAGTATTTCCACTAACTCCCCTAGAACATTCAGTTAGTAGATTACCATTTCTCTCGGCATAGAAGATAATTTCGTTTCCAATTTGCAAATAACCGTTCTTATCTGGAAATCCAGAAGCATCAGAAACCAAAATGCTTGTATCAGAAGCACTGATAGAATTTACTAAAACTGTAGATTGACTTAATATGCTTTTTTCATAAAAGTCAATATTTGCATACTTATCTAAATTTAAAGCAATATCAAGAGATTGACCTTGAGACTCTTGCTGCTCATAGTACTTTTGTACAAACTTACTGAAAAGTTCATACTCCGAACTAATGAAAGAAGGTAACTGCGACTCAATTAGAGTTGAGATTTTTTTGGTCTTGACTGCCATTTAATTACTCTTTGTACGCAATAAAACTACTATTCGCTACATCTACATCAAGATAAACCTCTCGACTTACCTTGATATCATTTGAAGCAGGTTTAACTCTAACTGAGATTCTATTATCAAAGAAACTACCTTTTATGATAGTTAAATCATACATTTTTAATTCACCATTTACATAATCTATTTCTCCAACTTCCTTGTCCAGGACGACTTTATCACCAGTTATTGCATCTATTCTATATAGAACAATTTTGCCATCCCTATCTTCCAAAAATACATCAAATAGTGGATATTCGGTTACTCTAAATCCAGTTGTAGAAAGAGTTGGTCCATCACAATCTTTGTCAAAAGCATTCTGGAAACAAATCTCATAATAAAAAGTTGAATTCAACTGTGGATAAAAATCCTTCCTCATTAGAACAGTAGTTAGATTAGAATTGATTGTTTTATCTGCGTCATCAATTACACCAACAGCTTTACTATATCTAAACGTTCCGTTAAATTTTTCTGTGTCTGATAGATTAATATACTGCTGAAATGCTCCTATAACTTGATCTCTAATTTGAGCTGGAGTCTTATTTGTCTTTCCTCCATCATAGAAAATTTTACTTTGAATCTCCACAAATAGAATTGATGGATCAATTAGTACTGGTTCTACAGATGCAATTGAATATTTTTTGATTTGATCGATAATTTCTTTTTTTGTAAATGATGTTAGATAAGAAGCATCTCTGGGTTTTACGGAGATGAAGACCTTGCCATACATTGGTGGATTTTGCTCTTCTCCACCAAATGTAATAATATCGCTGACTGCTGGATATACATTACGAACAATGGCAGCATAATCATCTGATGTTACCGCTCTATCCTGAGTTCCAAATGATTTTGGCGCATTGAATTTAATTTTATCTACACTCTCAATATCTTCACCACCAGAAGATGCAACAGTGCTATTCACAGTTACAGTAAATGCGTTAGGAGAGGTGCCTGTGGGAGTCTCTAAGATGCCTGAAAACACAAAAGTACCCACTCCATTAGATGCTGGTCCAGAAGTGACTAGATAGGTTACTTCGATACGAGTATTGTTTTCTAGTTTTCTACCAAGAATTCCATCACCAAAGACCAACTCATATCTTTCATCTTCAATTTCATTCAAGAAGAAAATCTTTGATTGATTATCAACATTTAAAATATTGTCGGCTCTTAGATATGGTTCATTAAACGATCCGCCACCAGGATAAACTCTAACTTGAATTGTGGTTGTATCGATCGATTGGTTATCAAGAATAAATCTTTGAGACTTAAGAGATGTATTGACGGTAAAGTTATTTGTAATAAAACTTCCTTCTTTTAGTCTAACATTCTGAAACACTGCGCTCTGATTCGAAACCTGTGCCTTTACATCTACTGGAGTAATGTATGAATACAATACATTCTCATATGAACTAATAAATCCACTACCTTTCTTGAGAATTAATTCGGTATCGGTGGTTGGATTTGTATAATTAACTGTAAAATTTACATATGCAGTTGGAGAAGTAATCGACTTCGGTGTATATCCTAACTGCTTGGCAATCGCTACCACATTATCTCTTAACGTTGCACTGTCAATGAATAACTCATTGACGACCATGTTGGTATTGAATGCCGTATAATATGTGTTATACGCAAGAACATCGATGAGGTTACTTAGTACAGAACCCTCAAAATCATAATCAGTAAAATCTGTCTGTGCTCTTAAGTATTCTTTAAGAGCAAGCTTGATATCTTCAAAATCTAAATTGGCAACCTGTGTGTAAGGCATTTATCGAGTTCTCTCTAGGAAAAATTCTACTGCCACAGGTGTATCTTGTCTGCCAACAATACTGTAAGAAAGTTCAACTTGAAATCCATTTTCATCAGAATCTGGATATGCTAATACACTTAAAACCGAAATTCTTGGTTCATATCTTTCGAGTACTTCTCTAACTTCTAAAGAAATCAAAGCAGCAGTTGCATTATCTAAAGGTTCAAATAATAGATTCAAAAGACGCGAACCAAGATTCGGTTGAAACATGCGCTCACCAATACGAGTAAAAAGCAAATTCTGAATTGCTTGAGCAATTGCAGCTTTATCTTTTACAACGATTAGATCGTCAGTAACAGGATGCTTTTTAAACGTGACGCTT